ACTGATTTCCAACTATACACTAGTTGTTACCTCTGATTCAAGCGTGATCTAAGATCGGATGTTTGTAATCGGGAGCGTTCTTTGATTCATAATCTACAAGAGCTGTGCGAATCGCATCTTCTGCTAGTACTGAACAATGTAATTTGATTGGGGGTAATTGCAATGCATCTGCAATATCTTTGTCTTTTATTAGTTTTGCTTCTTCAACAGTCTTACCCATCATCAAGTCTACGAACAATGACGAAGATGCAATTGCACTTCCACATCCGTAGGTTTTGAATTTAACATCAATGATCTTTTCGTTGTCATCGAGTAACAATTGGAGTTGCATAACATCACCACATGCAGGAGCTCCTGCAAGTCCTGTTGCAACATTGGGGTTGTTTCTGTCTAGTGAACCAACGGAGTGTTTTTTGGGATTAGCTAATACTGCTTCAAACCGTTGCACTACTTCTTTTGAATATGCCATACACTTATTTAGGGTTTACATTTGATAGATGAAAATATAAATTGCCAATGCACAACAAGTACCACCAATAAACGCAGCTAGAATCTTTCTCCAAAACTTTTTGCGTTGAGAGTTTCGGTATTCGTTTACCATTATGAGTGTTCGTGAGTCCATTATTCTTGTGTCATTGTTAGTGTACAACCACCTGCTGTTACACAGTTTTGTGTGAGGTTGTATGTTTGGGTTGATGTGCCTTGTTGTAAAAGGGTTAGGTCTGTTCCATAGGAACCACTGAGGGATATCGTTGCAGTTTTCTTTGCATCACCCTTTTGTCTGATACTGAATTCATTATCACTGTTGTTTGTAGTAATACTCAATGAATGTTCTCCACCATCTTGTTGTCTTATCCAACCATTGGTGTTACCACCATAGAGATATACTGTTGCAGTGTGTCCTCCCGAATCACTAGAGGAGTTTTGTTGATATCCTGCTAATGAATTACCACTTGAATGCACATCTAGATTCAATTTGTGGCCACCCTTCTCTCCGTTAGAATCTGTTTCAAATGTGGTGTCTGTTGAACTGGAAAGAGTTCTACCTTGTCCCCATCTTATTGCATTTGAACTTCCTTGAACATGAAACCCGATATCACTTTTGAGACATGAACTACCTTGGTCACACACTTGTTCGAAGTGTAGTGCATTACTGTTACCATCCAAGTCTCCACCCCAAGATTCTCCTGAGCCCCAGTAATCTACGAAGGAAATCTCGTTGTTGTTTCCTTCCTGTTTGATTAGTATTGAATTTGATGACCCACCTATCGTAAAGATGGTGTCGTTGTTGTAACCTATTTGAGTTACATTGAAAACGAGAGAGTCATTTGACTGACTCCCTGTCGTATTCACATCAACCTTGTTGTTATCGTCTCCGAGAACTAACATAGGTAACATAACTAAGAATGATAAAAACGCTTTCATACCTTTAGATTAACCAAAAAAATAATAGTGTCAACACGACACCTTCAGCGAATGATATCCAATACATATGGTAGTCATCCAGTTGAGTTGCTTTCTGAAATCCGAAGATTTGTCCTTCATGCCACTCTCTTAGTTTATTCCAAATACTCATTTGCCATCTCCTAGTTTGTTTGTGTGATGATTATATTTATAGACGAACCATCACCCATCGTAATTGATGACTCTTTTTCGTCTGTTATGGTTCTGATACTCGCTTGTGCGTGTATTGGTAATCTAATGGAAATAATTCCACTAACTTCCCTATAGAACCACACCTGACCTAGACCTGAATCTACAATAGTTTGATATTGTGTATCCTTGTCGAAGCCTGGAAGTGTTCCGTCAATTCTAACTGTTCCAAACGCAGCTGATTGTTGTTTATCTAATCCGACCTTTCTGTCAATACCCACAATGACATCCAGTAAATCTTGTAAGAAATCTACATCGAGCAAATCTCTATCGAGCTCAGTGTATTCTAATTCATCATCCTCGAAGTAATCTTCCTCTAGATCATTAAACTCTAGAAAATCTACATCAAGAACATTGCCTGAATCGTTCTCTGAAGAACCTGATTCCTCACTAACTTGTTCAGTCACCTCAGCAGGTGGATTGACAATAAACATATTGTTAATCAAATTTGGTGTTATACCGTTCACTACAACTGGTTTAGAAGGAGAGTCGTCATATGTACTCACCATCGTTGCCTGATACGCTTCCTCCAACGTCACAGTTCCACCAGCATTACTCACAATCACCACTCCCGAAGGATTACCAAATTCATCGGGGAGCAAGATCACGAGTGACCTTCCGATCTCATCAATACTGGTTGTGAAGTCGGTGCCTCGAACAGTGATCTGTGCCGTGGGTGTGGATATATTTATGTTACTTTTCTTAATCTTTCCACCGAAACCCGAAGCAAATCGAGCGGTGCCTGAGGCCATACGCATGACCATTTTTGACTTGGAAGGGTCGGGGTCGTAGTAGACCTCATCTATCCAAACCTTGGAGTGTTCTGTCAAATCCAACTCCTCGTCTCCAAGGAATTTGATTTTCATTCTTCCGTTCTGAGTCTGTGCAGTATCATAGATAAGCACATCCGAACTGGTGGATGCAGATATAACGGATGTGTCTCCGTCTCTCGACAACCCTGCCGAACCCTTGTACTCTATTACCGAACCTATCGGGTTGGCATTAACCAATCCGACAAGTAGGAATAATAAACTAGTCGTTATCGTCTTTTTGAACAATGTCAATGTTACCATTTGAGGTTACAAAGGATACATCAATTATACCCGAACAAGATTGACCAGTAGGACAACTTGTATCAGACCCACTCTTTTGAATAATGTCTATGTCATTTCCTGAACCAGTTAAGACTGCAGTTATAGAGTTATCCGAAGCGTCTGCTTGAATAGTGTTAATATCATTGGTTGAACCAGTAACAGTCCAGTTCCAAACAGCATTGTCTGAATCAATCTTTGTGGTGAATACATTACTTGAACCTGTTGTAACCAAGTCCCAGTTTAAGTATTCTGCCGATGCATCATAACCAATGTCAATATCAAATGTGTTACTTGAACCTGTAACTGTACCGAGCATATTTGCACTATCAGCTGAACCCACATAACCCACATTCCAATCCATTGAGTTTGAACCACCAGTAAATGTTAAGTTTACAGTTGATGTATCAGCAATGAATGGGCCGTATAGTTTGTTGATGTCACCATATTGTACGAGTGTTAAACTGTTTGTTGCACCAGTTAATATCATATCAATAGATGTTCCTGAGAAGTTATCACCACCAACCTTGTTACCGTAACCTTTCTGTGTTATATTCAAGGTTAAAGCTGTACCCGATTGTTGTAACCAAATCTCGTTATCGTCTGCACCTGCAAATGCTCCAGTAGAAATTACTGTTGCTAACATAATGAATAATAATTTAATTTTCATCTGTTTCTCCTATTGAATCTTCACCGTTTTGACGATGTCCATCCGTAATTACCCAAAAACCTCTATCGTGTCCTTGGTATATTAGTTCCAAGACGGCAAGTTCTATTCCTGAACGAGTTGCTTTCGTAACTCCTTCATTGTAAGCCACACCATCTTCTATCTCCACTAGTTTCGTATCCATATCAACGAATCGGAATACATCATAACCACCACCTGTACTGAGAACCGTTTTGGTTGTCTGCACATTTAATAAAATCTCACCTGTAAGTGTTGATATTCCTCTCAAACTTATGGTGACTACATCTCTTCGATAGGAAACTGAAGACCCGATTCCTAGGAACCTTGCGCCTCGTCCTCCCGATTCAATGTTAGTATCATAACCAATAATCCCACCTTCCAGTAGGATTCCTGCAAAGAGTAGGGGTTGGATTCCTGTTGGGGAACCCTCATTACCTTCTTTCTTTGCAAAATCTTCTCGTGTTGAACGAATGATCTGTCTCTCTCGAACCAAAGCATCAAGACTCGTTCTCTCCACTACTCTGAACCACTTTCCTTTTGCAGCTGTTTTAAGTGCATCAATTAGAAATGATTCTGCACCCTGTGTTACTGCAGTTGAGAACGATGCAACTCCATCCATTCTCTTTCTTTGTCCTGTCTTGTCCAAGAACGCATAGACTGCTACAACTGGCATTGTCTCTGCTGGTGGTAGTTCTGCAAGTTCTTGGTAAGTGGGTATCTTCACCACCTCTGCTTCTTCAATACACTCACCCACTCTACTCATTACAATAGAGGTGCAACTGTCAGTCATAGACGGAACACTTGCACACCCAGTGGTGAACAAAACCGTCAAGAGACCGACTATTGCAAGTTGTCTCACTTTTAGAACCCGCCTGTTCCGACAGGTATATCTAAAGTTGTCGTTGTACCATCCTCTGATACAATTGTCAATCTAATAAATTCCCCGCCGTCTTCACCTATCATCTTCTCATACGTCACAGTATTTCCTTCAATCGTGAAGGTTCCGTAGTCTGTACCCTCTCCATTGGAGAACATATTTTCTACTAACTGTTTTGCTATCTGAGCATAAATTCTGCTCTCTACGTTACGAAGAAATTTAGCTAGTGTAGTGTTATCTGCTTCTCTCTCTGCTTTTGCAAGTTTGTCTGCGATATCATCTTCGATCTTATCACGTCTTGACTTCTCTTGGTTCTCAATAGTCAAGTAGTGTGATGATACTCCTACCCCACTAAAGGACGGACTTTTAAACTTATGTACAATCTCGTCTGCTTCAATACTTGTTGCAAAAAAACTGAGGAGGATAATCCAACCGATTACCAGTAACTCCCTATCTCTTTTTAGTTTTATCATTATCTCTGTCTCCAGCTTGTTTCTTTAAATTCTCCTTCATTTCGAGAACCACATTTACCTTCTGCTGTAAACGTATTAAATCTTGGTCTAACATTCTGACTTGGTCAATTACTTTGATGAGTGCAAAATGCATTTTTTCAATTTGGGGGTCGATGTGTTCTCCGATGAACCACCAAACATAATAGATGAAGTAACCCAGTCCAACTGACATTACTATTGGGAATCCGTAATCGGATATAGCCTGAGCGATATCCACTAATCTCTCCTTACATCTAGTTTTCCATCTTCGATAAAGTTCTCAGCACGTGCGACTCGGTCGATGTCGGGTCTAAGTTCTAATGCACAGGACACTAGGAGATCAATTTTAATCATCTCATTTGACATCATTCTTGCACGGTTTTCTAAGGATGTGCAGAACATGGTAAGTGTACCAATGCTATCTACAATCCCTTCAAGTATCTGTTTGATTACTAAGAATATGAAAAAACCCATCACAAGACTTCCTGCAATCGGGGCTCCTACATCTCCTATCAAATCAAATATCTGTTCCATAGTGTTATTTAGGTGTTCACTTCTCCTAGAGCAAAAAAAAGACACCTAAGTGTCTTTTTAGAAACTGTGGTTAGTTTACTTTAGTTTGGATAGTGATTTGATCACTTCTGCTTTGGAACCACCACGTTTTACTTTAATGTTTCCCTTATCTGCTATATCTAGCAACTGAACCTTAGTCAACTTCTTCAATTCTGTAACACTAGGTGTCGTGCTTGGAGTTGCAGTTGGTTTAGATTTAGGTCTAGATTCCAATAGAGAATCCTTCTTACCAAAAAAATGATATCCCAACGCTACGATTACGATTGCTACTATTACATATTCCATACTTTACCTCTTAAATTTTTATTTATTTACTATTCTATTTAGGACTCTTTGGCCTTGCCAACATTGCAGGCACACCAGTCTATTACTTTATACATTTGTTTCACCAAACCGTCATCTATTGGTGTTGGAGTTAAAGCTGCAATTAAAGATGCACCCATAACTAACCACGGAATCACTTGTACCCATCCTATAACCCACTGTAGAAATTCTAACATACCTTTCTCCTGTTTAAGTTAATAACAGGAAGTATTTAGTTATTAGGACTCCTTATTGGTTCCTATAGAGTATTTAGTGGTCAATTTCCACTCGGGTTTTTCTTTGAAGGGAATGATCTTGATCTGTGAGAGGGGAGCTTGAGGTTCTGCTATTTTACTCTCATCTACTATTGACACTAGTTTCCATTGTGCAAGTAGTTTAACGATGGTGTTACGTCTACCGATATCTGATTCATCGATACTCGTAGGTTTACCATCCAGTTTGAATAGCTCTTTGAAATGTGTGATGTAATATTTCCCACGTTTATGTAGGATGTGACAAGATTGGAATAGTTCCTGTTCTCGCCTTGATGCGACCCCGATTCGGGATAGTGTTTCTCTAATTTTGAGGAAGTCGTCTTTCTCAGGAAAGGTAATTTCAACCAAATCCTTTACAATATTGTCACTCTGTTCCATTACCATTTTGTCCACCGATATTCATTCTGTTTTTCAATTCACGAACTTCTTTATCTGTCAACATAGTCATATACTCTTTTGCTTTCAATGTTGATACTTGATAATAATTTTTAATCGTGTCTAATTTTATACTGACATAAGGTTTTTCCCATGAGGCGAACCTTTGTCGTTTTCGTAATGTATTTAGGAAAAATAGATATTGAAGACGGTTATCTAGACCGTGGCGGATATTCATTTCGTTTGTAAAGAAAACAGAATCTTGGTGGTAAGACAAAGACTTGTTAATTAAGAAAGGTGCATAACTCTTTTCCTCGACTTCGTCAACCATGATATCGGTTTTACCATGTGACACGGACTTGACAAAGTCAAAAGGATTACGAGCCATTTACTTACCTGTGTTTCGTGAAAACGAATTGATTAATTCTTCACCCTTCAGTTTATGACCAAAGTAGACGATTTCACCTGTCTCTCTGATTTCACGTTTGATTAGTCCGTTGTTGTATTCAGTATCCAATACTGAACCATCGGTCTTTCTAGTATCATACCACATCGATGGTAACGAATGGGCGTGGACTGCTTTGACTCCACTTGACCATTCTTCTGCTAGAAGTATCCGTCTCTGCCGTTCTACGGCATTATCATATTCACTCATTTAAATTTACACTCCGACATTATTTCAGTCAAACAAGCAGTGAAGTTAATTTCACTGTCCATTGCAAACGCAGCTTTATACTGGTAATCTGCAATTATCAAAACAGCAGCTGGGACAGATTGGGGTTCCAATCTTAATTCCAGTGCGTTAAAAACTTTTCTGAAGATAGTATTAAAGTCGTTGTCGGAATTCTGTCCGACCCACTTTCTCATTGCACTCCAATTCTTATCTCTGATCATATCGATCAATGGAGTGAACTTCTCTTCACTTAGAGATGAAAGTATACCAGTGTCGATGACACCACCAACTCCATATCGTTGAACTTCATTCAGAACTCGTCTGAAGTCGGGGAAGAATCTCATGACCAACTCAGCAAGTACTGCTGGTTCAGTTTTGATATCCTCCTGTTCACATATGTTACCCAATCGTTTTAGAAACTGGTTTGCGATAGAGGGTTTCTCTTTCGGTGCAATTTTAAAATCGATTACAGTTGTTCTTGAGTGTAATGCAGGAATGATTCTATTCTTGTAATTACAAGTAAAGATGAACCTACAGTTAGATGAGAATTCTTCAATGAATCCTCTCAATGCTGGTTGAACTGATTCTGCAGACATGTAGTCTGCTTCATCTAGAATAATTACCTTAGGCCCACCCATTAATGACATGGTCGATGCAAAGTTCTTAATCTTCGTTCTAAGGGTGTCTATGAGACGACCCTCGTCACTACCATTGATTACGATGAAGTCTGCTCCTAACTCATTACAGAGTGCTTTAGCAATGGTAGTTTTACCTACACCAGCTGTTCCACACAATAACAGGTTAGGGATTTCACCCTGTTTGACAAATTCTTTGAATTGGTCTTTAAAATGTTGAGGAAGTATTGTTTCCTCGATTGTTTGTGGTCGATATTTCTCGACATATAGAAATTCATTCATAATAAGATTAGTCTAACCCCACCGAAAAACTAGCATGAAACACCTGATGATTGATGAGAAGGTTTCATTCCCGAGTGTGGTGCAATGACTTAGCACTGCACACTCACTTTTATTTATACCAATTGGGTTAACTTCCATAAGAAGAATCGGGTTCTAGTGCAATGAAGTATTCAATTGCTACATCCGAATTCTTGAAATGTGATATTCCCTTTGATGAAACCGATACATCGTAGTTTCCTGCGAGTAGTTTAAGGTTCTCAATCTTGAAGTTCATCGAATAAGAGACACCGTCCCCTTCACCCACAGTTCTTGCGAATGTGTTTGAGGTTGGTTGCTTCTTGTCCTTGACTGTCAAGGTCTGAGTCGTTCCATCCGAGGTTAACACTAGATCATTTACACCCAACACACTTGCAGCTTTGTTTAAGTCTGACAACAGTGTAGAAGTAATA